ACCGTGGATTATTCCGGGCGAACAAATAGATGTGGAGACGATCAAGCCGCTGACGTTGGCTGATCTCGCAATATCTGACACCGTCGAAGTCGACAAGCGGATGGCCGCGGCGATATACGGCGTACCTCCGTTTTTGCTCGGCGTTGGTGAGTATAACAAAGCGGCTTGGAACGCCTTCGTGCAGACCATTGTCCGGCCGATCGTGCTCGGGCTGGCTCAGGAGATGACCCGCAAACTGATCATGAGCCCGGACTGGTACTTGCGATTCAACGAACTATCGCTCATGGACTGGGATCTGAAAACGATCAGCGACGTTTACGGCTCCCTGTCAGACCGTGGATTTGTGACCGGCAACGAGGTCCGGGATCGCATCGGAATGAGCCCGGCGGATGGCTTGGACGAGTTCCGAGTATTAGAAAACTATATACCGTATGATATGGCGGCACTTCAAAAGAAATTAGTTCAGGATGGAGGAGAATAATTAAGTTAATAACGGCGGAGATAGGCCGACGGGCCGAAAAGTGGAGTTCCTGACCACCTGCTCTGCCGATATTATTTCAGGGTGCACGGGTGGAGGTGCAAAGATGAATAGCGGAATTTATGCACTGGTCAATATGGCGACCGGCAAGAAGTACGTCGGAAGAACGACAGACTTTTCAAAGCGAGAACGGACGCATTTCTGGATGCTTGAGAAAAACCGGCATCCGAACAGCCACTTGCAGAGGGCGTGGAACAACGGCGAACGGTTTACTTTTCAAATACTGGAGAGATGCGAACCGGACAAGTGTAACGAGCAAGAAATCTACTGGATTGAAAAACTGGATACGATAAAAAAAGGCTATAACCAATGCGAAGGTGGCCAGGCCACCACCGGATACCATTTCACGGAGGAACAGCGGCGGCGGATTTCGGAAAACAGAAAAGGGATTCCGAGATCACGCGAAGCCATAGAACGGAGCAGGGAAACGTTCCGGGAACGTATGGAGAGTGACCCGGAGTTTGCGGCGGAATACAGGCAGAAATTATCGCAGGCATCAAAAGGGCGCAAGCCGTGGAATGATGGACGGCCGCATACGGAGGAGGAGAAAAGACACCTCAGCGAAGTACTGACCGGCCGTCATATTTCGTCGGAGCAGAAGCAAAAACTCCGCGAATTGAACTCCGGGGAAAATTCAATAACAGCAAAGTTGACAAAACGCGATGTCGTAGAGATACGGTATCGCTTTTTAAGTGGGGACCGGCAGATTGATATTGCAAAAGATTACCCGGTTACTCCGCAGACGATATACGACATTGTTCATAACCGAAGATGGAAAAGCGTGCCGAATACGCTCGAAGAATTGGAGGATTTGAGATGAAAGAGAGACAACTCCGGATGAGGAGCACGGAATTTGAAACAAGGGAAGACGGAGACAACCCGGTCATCGAGGGTTACTTTGCCGTTTTCAATTCTAACTATGACATCGCGCCTGGGATGAGCGAATCAATAGCGCCGGGAGCCTTTACCGAGGCTCTGGGCGGAGACGTTCGGGCACTTATAAATCATGACACTACGTTAGTTCTCGGCAGAAATACAGCGAATACGCTGGAGCTGAAAGAGGACAGTCACGGGCTCTGGGGCCGCATCCGGATCAATCCGAAAGATTCGGCTGCAATGGACCTCTACGAGCGAGTGAAACGCGGAGATGTCAGCGGGTGCTCTATCGGATTTGGAATCGAGGAGGAGAAAACCGAATTTCTCGACGACGGTTCTGTCCATTGGACGATTGAGAAGGTCAACCCATTGGCCGAAGTGAGTTGTTGTTCGTTCCCAGCTTATGAGGACACGAACATAAGCGCCAGATCCGCACAGGCTGACGAAATCCGGAAGCGCGAGGCGAAGGCGTGGCGCGAAAGAATGAAAGAGAGGTTACAGAATGGCACTCAGGGCACTAATGAAGCGTAGAGAACTGGATCAGCTGAACAAGAAACTTTCCGATCTGAGAAGTCAGGCCGAGGGATTCGAGACCCGGGAGGCTGAGATCGAGAAGGCTATTGAGGAAGCCGAGACAGACGAGGAGCGTTCTGCGGTCGAGGAAGAAATCACCGCATTTGAAAACGAGCGTTCCGAGAACGAGAACGAGATTGCCGGAATCGAGGAAAAGATTCGCGGCATCGAGAAGGAACTGGACGAGATCGAGGCGGCCCAGGACACAAATCCGGCCGTTGATCCTGTCCCGGCAGATGAACCGAATGAAAGGGGAATTACTATCATGAGCAAGAGAAACATTTTTAGATCTATGGACGTGCAGACCAGAACCGCTATTTTCGAGCGTGAGGACGTGAAGGCATTTCTGGAACAGGTCAGAACCGCGATCACCGAAAAGAGAGCGATCACTAACGGCGGCCTGCTGGTTCCGGAGGTGTTCCTCGGTCTGATCCGTGAGAACATCATGGAATATTCCAAACTGTACAAGCATGTCAACGTTCGCCAGATCAGCGGCAACGGCAATGCGGTCGTAATGGGAACCATTCCGGAAGCGGTCTGGACTGACTGTTGCGGGATCCTGAACGAACTCGACCTGACATTCAATGATGCAGAGGTCGGATGCTGGAAGGTCGGCGGATATTTCGATATTTGCAACGCGACCCTCGAGGATTCCGAGATTGATCTCGCGTCCGAACTGCTGACCGTTCTCGGCCAGTCCATCGGATTTGCACTCGACAAGGCGATCCTGTTCGGACTCGGAACCAGAATGCCGGAGGGCGTATTTACCAGACTGGCACAGACTCAGGCTCCGGCTGACTATCCGGCAACGGCTCGTCCGTGGGCTGATCTGCATACCAGCAACATCAAGACCATTGCGTCCTCTGTGACTGGCATCGAGCTGTTCAGGCAGTTCCTGATCGATACCGCCGCCGCAAAGGGTAAATATAGCCGCGGCACTAAGGTGTGGGTCATGAATGAGACCACTTATACCGCTATCGTAGCGGCGGCAATGACTATTGACGCTGGCGGTGCGATCGTGGCCGGAGTCAATGGAGCAATGCCGGTCATCGGCGGAACAATCGAGGTTCTGGACTTCGTACCGGACAACGTAGTCATCGGCGGCTACTTCGATCTGTATCTGCTGGCTGAGAGAGCAGGAACCAGACTCGACCAGTCCGAGCACGTCCGCTTCATTCAGGACAGAACCGTGTTCAGAGGTACTGCGAGATACGACGGCCTGCCGGTCATCGCTGAGGGCTTCGTGGCCATCGGTATCAACGGCACGACTCCGTCCGCATCCGGTATCACTTTCGCCCCGGACGACGCAAACGCGGCTGAGAGCGAATAATCAAATTTGAGGAGGCAAAATCATGACGGACGAAACTATGCTTGCGATGTTAAAAATCAATCTGGGCATCAATACTACGGCGTATGACGAACGCCTCCGACAGTATTTGGAAACTGCAAAGGCAGAGATCGAGCGGGAGGGGGCAACTCTTTCCGCCGACTCTGTTCCTGACTGCAATCTCATTATCCAGTACGCTGAGTGGATGTGGCGAAGACGTGATTCCGGCGAAGGTATGCCTCGCATGATTCGCTGGCAGATCAACAATCGCATTTTCGACATGGGCGGTGATAACTGATGGACGACGTAATCACTTTGATTCAGGAGGTCGTAATCGGTCACGACCAATACGGCAACGAGATCATCGATACCGCCGAGCGGGAACTGTTCTGCCGGGTGTACGGCGTAAACCGCAACGAGTTTTATCAGGCGGCGGCCGTGGGGCTCAAACCGGACGTTATAGTCCGGCTGTCTTCGGCCCAGGACTACTTCGGCGAGAAACAGGCCCGGTTCCATGATGACGAATATTCTATTATTCGGACGGTCCGGGATCTGGGCTCGTTTGCTGGTGGCTCTGGTATGGGGCTTGACGAAATCGAGCTGGTTCTGTCTCGGAAGATCGGCGACGCTGAGGATCAGTACTTGACCGACGAAAACGGCGTGGCCCTGCTTACGGATCTGGGCCAGTTCATTACCGCGAGGGTGTAAACATGGCAAATGATATTCAGGACGAGATCAACGAGATCCTGTCGGAGTACATCGACACCGAACGGGAGAAGATCAGCAAGATCGCGGAGGAAGTCGCCGACGAAACGGCGAAGCAGCTCCGGAAGACATCGCCAAAAGGTGACTCTCGGGGCAAGCACTACGCGAACGGCTGGAAAGTCAAGACGGAGA